GGATCTTAGCGTCCGTCATAGCCTCCTGAGCTTCAGCGATCTTCTCAGCATCGCCTGACTCGTAGGCCATCTTTAGCTTTTCTTTAGCGATTGCTAGTTCGGTATTAGCCGACTTAGTAACCTCTTGGATGTAAGCTTTTTCGCCCGTACCGAGACGCTGTTTAAGTCTCTGGTTCTCTTGGTACTGAGCTTGGGCAAACTTGAGAGCTTCCTCCTTTTCACGGGCGGCGGCCTCTTTAGCACGACGCTCGTCGTGCCAGACCTTTTTCATCTGAGAGAGGCGCTTCTTAACCTTCTCGGAGTACTCTTCAAGGTCATCCTTATCAAGTTCCTCCACTACCTCCTTGGGCAGCGGGACACGACCACGGTCCTCTGGCGGGGTGTCGTCAATCACCTCAACCTTAAACCCGTCATCGGCTTCAGCCTTTTGGCTGGATTGCTCCTGCTCTACCTCGTCAGGAAACTTATATTCTTCCTTATCAGCCATAATTATCTCTCCTTATGCGCGACGGATTCCACGGGGATCTTCGACCACCGCTTCTACCGTGTCGTCATTGATGATGCGGAACTCCCTGCCGTGGATGACCACGCGGGTACCGGAATACGGACGGGTGAGGACAAAATCGCCTTCCTTACACCATGGGCCGGTGGGGAACCGGTCCTTGTCCTTGTAGCAGAGGTCTCCCATCTTCACGACGAAGAGCACGACCGTGGTCAGTTCTTCGGTGCGTTTGGTGTCGTCTGCTTTGATGATGCCACCGTCAAACTCCTCCTCCACGTGCGGTACAGCACACAGGATTCGGTAGCCCTTGGGGTCCGGCAGGAGCTTGGCTTTAGCGGCCTCTTCCTGTGTCTTCTCTACGTCAATGTTGCTCATTCTTCGTCCATCCTCTTTGCAAGGTCTTTGATGTAGCTAACGGCGAGGTCGAGACCCTGTAACGCCCCGCATAGCCTTTTGTACTCACCTTCATCCAATTTGCCTTGGATCAGGTTTTCCACGATCAATGTGCGCTCGTCCTTGAGTTTGGTCTCAAGGTATTCAAGAGCGTTTGAATAGCTCACTTAATCCTCCTTCTTTTTTGCACCTTTCGGCGGTTGTTGCGGCCTCATGGCCGCGCTTCGTGCTTTAGCGATGTCGATTCCCATCCGCACTCCCTCTGCCTGCTGCTTGGCAGACAAATTAGTTTTGTGCTTTTGGATGTCCACACCGAGTCGCGCAGCATCAAGCTGCGTTCTGTTTTCAATTTCCTGTTTGCGAAGATCAAGCTCGTCTGCCTTAGCGGCAGCTTCGATCTGCATCTCCGTTTGTTTGCGTTGCAGCTCAGCCTGACGGATCTGTGCGTCCATCTGCATCTGCTGAGCTTTAAGCTGCAATTCTTGTTGTCGAATCTGCAACTCCATCTGCTGCATTTGCAGAACCGGATCCTGCATCTGCTGTTGTGCCTGCTGCATCTGAGCTTCGGCCACATCTTTCTGAAGAAGTTTGGCAGCGGCTTGTGCGGCAAGGCGAGACACCTGCAACTCGACCGCTTCTGGCAGATAGTGCTCGTCCTTCTCCTCGTCCGGTTTCGGCGGTAGAGACGCACCCAACTGCTTCTCAATCTCCTTGCGATACTGGAACGCCACGTGCTCCATGATGTGAGCAGCGGCAGCAGCCATGATCTCGTTAGCCTTCGGGTTCTGCCCAACGACCGCACGGATCTTCGGGTCTTGCATTGCCGTCATGTGCACCTGCAAGTGAGCCTCGTGGTCTTGGTAATAGAACGCTTTGACCGGCTTGGAGTTCAGGATGTCCATGTTCTCGCTGATCGGATCGACCGGCTTCATGTCATCGGGCGACGGAACAATCTTGTTCGCGTTCTTGATGCCAAGCGTCTCGATCATCTGCCGGTGCAGATACGGCATGTCATAGATATCCGGTGCCGACTGAGCAAGCTGAAGTACAGCTTGGTACTGCACGATCTTCTGCGACATCGTTGCCGCGTTCGGATCACTGACCGGGATGACATCGACGTTGTCGTAGTCAGCCTTCTTCGCACTTGGGCTACCGACTTCTGGCTCGTAGCTGTACTCGTCCGGTGTGTTATCTCGAATGATCGCAGCAAGGAGTTTGAACTCCTGCTTCATCGTGTAGTAGATGCGAGCCTGAACAGCCGACATCACCTTCAATACACGCTCCAAAATAGCGAGCGTGGTGCCGACCGGAGCCTGCGAAGACATGTCCGAGATCTTGAGATCCGACACCGCAGCGAAGCGACGTCCTTCCTCGACGATCCGATCCATCAACGCAGAGAGAGTCTGCGAGGGTTCCTTGTAGGGCAGGGGGAGGATGTTGTCGCGGATCGCACCGCTTGGTACGTCTACGTCTCGGAACTCGCCCGGAGCAATAGGCGTATCGTCTCCCTTAATTCGCAACCCGCGCGACTTGAGACCACCCGGAAGGTTGCTGAGTGTTCCTGCATCGACAAGCTGGCGAAGAAGTGATGTAGCTGCCTTAGAGTGTCCGCCGATAAGGTGGATGAGACCAAAGTAGTAGAATCCGAAGCCGGGGATGTAACCATAATGAACAAAGTGCTGTCGCTTGGCTTTGAGGTCATCATCCTCTCTCCAGTTCCTTCTAATCGCTAGAATGGTTCCCGTTCCCTTCTCAATCGTCACTACGTAGGGAAGCGCAATTCCGGTCTCGTGGTTGTCCTTGTCCACATCCGGATAACCCGGCAGGTCAATGTTCACGTGCATCTCAAGCAGCTGGAACCTATCGTCCATGCTTGCGCTGAAGCCTTGATCCTCAGCCTTCTGCTTCTCAACCTCGTCCATCACACGCATCGGCTCACCCAGATCAATGTCTCGGTAGAACCCGGCGTACTGAAGTTTGATCAGTTCATTCTTCGTCTTACGCATGCGGTGCGTAACACGCTCAGCCGTCTCAATGTTGGCCGCACCGTATGGCACGACGATGTCTTCGGCCGGAATGTAAACAGCTGTTTGTCGATTGAGTGAAGGATCAAAGTACACCTTTTTAAAGGCGTTACCCGCGAGGGCCAGCGAGAGCAGGAGTCGCTCATGTTCCGGGCGATACTCTTTCATCACCTCGGTCAACTGGAAGTTCATGTCATCAGCGACACGAATGGCCGAGTCCTTCTTCTCCGGAGTCTCCTTACCAATGATCTTGGTCTTCACCGGACCCATCGCCGGGAAAGTCTCCATGATGGTCTCAGACTGGAACTTGACCGCCGACTCCATGAGGAGCGGATGGAACACGCCACATGCACCCGGCCACGGCTCGGTGCGATCCTCGTATCGGATACCGAGAATCTTCAGACCCTTGATATAGGTGTCGAGCCAATCTTTGCGCGAGGCCAAGTCCTGCTCGTACTGTCCGATGAGATCACCGGCCAGACTCTGCAACTCGTTCTCGCTCATGTACTCCGCGAGGTTGGCATCGAAGTCTTCGGCGCGGGGACGATCCTTCTGCAAACTGATCATCATCCCATCAACGCCAATGTTGACCTCTTCAGGGTCTACGATTTCAATCTCGACCGGCTCCGGGGGAGCAAGTGCTTCCAAACCCATCGGAGCTTCCATCAAACTTTTGTCAACGGCCATCTAAGTTCTCCTAATAAAATCCTTCACGACGGTGGCTCTTGAACCATTTTGTAGGCTCTGGCTCGTCAGTCGGAAGACGAATAAAACCACCTTGGCGAAAGCGAAGGAGGGCTAGAGTGGTAGAGTCAACCAAGTCGTCGTTCGTACCAGACGGGAAGTCGTTGCACTCCTCAACAACCTCCCATGCCCACCTGCGGTCGGGCACCCAGACTATACCCGCAGCAAAGAGGTCTGATACAGCATTTACTCTGCTGATCTTGTCCTGACCCTTACCCGGCGTGAACTCACTGATGGGCACGCCCATCCGTCGAAACTCTTGGTAGAGCGCAGCCCCGTTGGACTTCTTTTCCACGATGAACGTGTCGGGGTTCCACTCCTTGTACTCCTCAAGGACAAGCTGCTTTAGCTCAGGGAACTCCAGTCGCTGCTTGATTGAGTTTAAGAGGACGATGTTGTAGTTCTTAGACTCTTCATTAAAGAAAACACCCCACGTGGTCAGGGCATTGAAGTCCGAGCGGTTAGTCTTCTCCTGAGCAGCGTCGAGGCTCATGATGATGTGCTCGCACTGCGGTGGGGTTTCTTTCTCCCACACCTGCCACCACTCACGTTTGATGAGTGCGCCTTCCTCCGAGGTCGGCTGCTGCATGTACTGTGCCTGCCAGTACCGCACATCCATGCCAGCTTTCTTAGCCAGCAGTTCCTCGATGGTCCAGAAGTCAGGCCAGAGCGGCTTATCATTAAGGATCGCTGGGAACTCGACCACTTCCCACTGATCGGCACCGTCTTCACGCAGCATGTGGTCTACGATCTTGCCGGTGAGATCAGATTTACTCCACCGCGTCATCACAACGATGATCGCGCCACCCGGCATTAGTCGTTGGACCGGTCCCGACTGGAACCATTCCCAAGCGGGCTCAAATACATCAGCTCTTCCTTGCTTGGCTTCCTGCTCTGAGTGAGGATCGTCAATAATAAACAGATCGGCACCGCGACCAGCAAGAGCACCGCCCACACCAATAGCGAAATACTCACCGTTAAAATTTGTACCCCAACGAGAAGCACTTTTACTGTCTGCTTGAAGCTCAACTTGAGGAAAGACATCATGATAAAGCTCCGAGCCAACGAGGTTTCTGACCCTACGGCC